CGGCTTTTACTGGGGGTGCCACTCCTACAAATGCAGAAGTTTGGGTCGGACCTGAAGTTTTCAGTGGTTCTTTCCGATTTCCAAGAACATATCTTCGGACGAATTCAACTCAAGGAAACTTAAATGATCCAACGGATGCATATTGGGGTCTTGATACAAACCAATATGGCGGAACACGATTTGACAAAGCATATGAAGACGTTGTTCGTGGACTTCCAGGGCTTAGACCCGCTAATGCACCTCAAACAGCTATTTCAGGTTCGAACGCCGTGAATGGACAAGTAATTGAATATCAATATGTGTTCAGCCTTGAAGATGTATCTTATCATACTGCATCATTGGGAACAACGGGTGGCGGATCTTCCGTGCCAGATGCAACTCAAGCCCAAGAAGCTTATTATTGGTCAGGTTCTTATAAGAATGGTTATGCAATTTCCTCTACAGGCTCTGATACATATAAAACTCTTTTAGATGCCGACTGGAATCAATTTACTATACCAATGTTTGGTGGGTTTAATGGAACTGATATTCGTGAGACTAATCCATTTAATAATTATTATGCTACCACACCGACCATTTATACTGATTCGAAATTTAATTCAATCCGAATGGCGATTGATTCATGTGCAGATCCAGAACTTGTTGAATGTAATCTCATGTCAGCACCTGGTATTGGCACAACGACTGAAGCTCGCGGATTGACTAATCATATGTTGGATATTTGCCAACGACGAGCAGATGTGATGGCGGTTATTGATATTGAGGGCGGCTATTTGCCACCACCAGATCGAGCAGGGTACGGAACTGATGCTGATGTTGCCAACCGTGGCAAAGCATCTACAGCAGCAACTACATTAAGAGGACGCCAAATTAATAATAGTTATGGCGCATGTTATTATCCGTGGATTCAGGTTCGAGATCCTGATTCTGGTGTGAGTTTCTTTTCTCCACCTTCGGTGGCGGCACTGGGCACTTATGCTTACTCACAGGCCAAGGCTGAACTTTGGTTTGCACCCGCAGGATTTACTCGCGGTGGGTTAACTGATGGTGCTGGTGGACTTCCAATTGTTGGAGTGACCGAAAGATTAACTGCAAAGGATCGAGATAAACTTTATGAAAATAATATTAATCCGATTGCTTCGTTCCCAGCTGAAGGGCTGGTTGTGTTTGGTCAAAAGACATTGCAAGCAACTAGAAGTGCTTTGGACCGCGTTAATGTGCGGCGACTATTAATTCATGTTAAAAAACAAATTTCTAGAATTTCATCGACTCTCTTATTTGACCCCAACACACAAGTAACTTGGGATAGATTTACTGGACAGGCAAGACCTTTCCTCGAAAGTGTTAAAGTAAGATTGGGATTGGAAGATTATAAAGTTGTGTTAGATACGACTACTACAACTCCTGATTTAATTGATAGAAATGTTATGTACGCAAAAATTTTCTTAAAACCAACCAGAGCAATTGAATTCATTGCCATTGATTTTATAATTACAAATACTGGAGCATCATTTGAGGATTAATTGAGAAGAATGACTAATTATAAGAGGAGAAAATACAAATGACTTTTTGGCAAGACCCGAATTTAGAACCAAAACGCTCTTTTAAATTTATTTTAAGTATACCCGGTGGTTCAAAAACACAAGGGATATCAGAATTTTTGGTGAAGAAGTGTAAAAAGCCTGAATGGGAAATTGGTTCAATTGAACATAAATTTCTAAATCATTCTTTTTGGTATCCTGGCAAAATTAAATGGACAGCTTTGGATATAACTATTGTAGATACCGTTGATCCAACAGCAAATGCTGCACAACAAGTCATGCATATTCTTGAACAATCAGGATACGAACTACCAACAACGCCCACAATAACTCAAGGATGGGGAACCGTCTCAAAGAAAAAAGCTGTGAACGATGCGCTTGGACAAGTCAAAATCAAAACTATTGATAGTGACGGTGCAATTGTTGAAGAATGGGTTCTTAATAATGCATGGATTACAAAGGTCGCCATGGGCGAACTTACTTATGATGATGAAGCATTGATCGAAGTCACACTTTCAATTCAATATGATAATGCTTATATTGATGTAAAAGGTGGGGGCGATGGAAAAATTCCTACAACTTCTGGTTAAAAAATCATTTATTTTCTGATATAATACAAAATAAGAGGTACATATGCCAAGAAATAACCAGGGTCGCCTGGATAATAAACCCGAAGGTGGTAATGAGACACCACCACAAAATGCTGATACACTTTTAAATTTCGTTACACCCACAGAGTTTGTTGAATTACCAACAAAGGGGAAATTTTATCCCCCAGGTCATCCTTTGCACAATGTGGAAACAGTAGAAATTAAATATATGACAGCAAAAGAAACTGATATTTTAACTTCAAAAACATTATTAAAAAAAGGGGTAGCAATTGATAGGATGTTACAAAGTATTATCCTTGATAGAACAATTAAAGTTCCTGATCTTTTTATTGGTGATAAAAATGCAATTTTAGTTGCTGCAAGAGTAAGTGGATTTGGAGCATCATATGATGTTAATATCACATGCAAAACTTGTGGCACAACAGCTGAACAGCATTTTAATCTAGCCGAAGTTAAACAAAAAGAAGCGGTTGAAGATATTCAATTTACAGAAAATGGAACTTTTTTTGTAGAATTGCCACAATCTACAATTCGAGCTGAATGTTGTTTGCTAACTGGGGCTGATGAAGACAAATTGTTGGCCAAGATGGAAAAGAAGAAAAAATTAAAACTTGCTGAGTCGTTATTGACAGATCAGCTAAAATTGATGATTGTATCGCTTGAGGGCGTTACAGAAAGGGGGCCGGTTGAGAAATTTGTGGATGTAATGCCTGCAATAGATGCCAATTATTTGAAGAAAGAGTATAATCGGGTTAAGCCCGATGTTGATCTTTCATATTCTTATGATTGTGACACCTGTGATGCAAGCAATAATATATCCATTCCATTCTCAACCAACTTTTTTTGGCCTGAATGAAGAATATACTGCAAATGTTTATGAGCAGTTATTTTATTTAAAACACTATGGAGCATGGAGCTTTATTGAAGCCTATAATCTTCCCATCCAGTTGAGAGAGTGGTGGTTAAAACGTATACAAAAACAATACGAAACTGAAGCCGAACAAATGAAAAAAACCACCAAACGATAAATTTAAACCTTTGTATCAAGGTTTTTTATTTTCTAATTAATACTATTTACATTGATAGAAGAATATAAGCTTCTTCTTAATGAGTATTAAACTATGCCTCAACCACCCACTCCACCTGGCGGCAATTTGCCAGATCCTACTAAACTAAAGGAAATAACATCGTCTTTGATAGGTGTGAAGGATTCACTGAAGGACGCCAGCGGGGTAGCTCAGTCTTTTTTTGCGTCTTTTGGTGGTCTTGATTTATCTATTAGCAGCATCATTGCACTAGCTCTAGAAATAGATAATCTACGAGCCGAAATGTCGAAAACTACCGGCGGAGCCGAGGGTCTTGGCACAGCAATGGGGGCAGCACGCGAACATGTCAAAGGTCTTGCTATGCGCTTTCAGGATATGTCCAAACATGTGGCTACTGCTTATGAAAATATTGCTATATTTTCTGAAGTCACGGATAAAGCCAAGGGCAAAATGCTGGGCGCTGCCGCAAGTTTAACAAAATTAGGTATCGACGCGGCTACAACTTCAAAGAATATTAATACAATGACTAAAGGATTGGGAATGAGTGTTGATGAAGCTTTTGAGGTTAGCATGAATATAGCCAAGGTTTCTAAATCTCTTGGAAGTTTTATGACGCCTGCAAAAATGGCAGAAGAATTCGGGAGGGCGGCACCCAAATTAGCAGCATATGGTAAAAATATGGAACGCGAATTCTATAAATTGGCGGCACAGTCCAAAGCAACAGGAATGGAAATGTCAGGACTTTTGGGGGTTGCTGGTAAATTTGATACATTCGAAGATGCTGCAAATACAACAGCGCAATTAAATGCTTTAATGGGAACTCAGCTTAATAGTGTTGATATGTTAACTGCATCCGAAGGCGAGCGCATTGAAATGCTTAAAGAATCAATTGCTGCATCTGGTAAGAGTTGGGAAACGATGGACCGTTTTGAACGGAAGGCACTTGCTGGTGCAGTTGGAATGAGTGACCTGTCAGAAGCAGGCAAGTTATTTGGGACATCAATGGAAGAGATGGATGAAGCCGCCGAAGCCGCTGATCCAGCGTTGACTTCACAAGAAGAATTGAATGAAGCAATGAAAAAAGGTGTTTCGATTGGCGAAGGTTTCGCCGCGATGATAGAAGGTATCAAACTGAAACTAGCGAAGGTTATTATGCCCCATGTTATGAAATTTTTTAAGTGGATGACTAGCGCACCAAAAGGCGAAATGAGTCCTCTTGATCATATGGTTAAAACAATAGAAGATTTTGCTGGATTAGTAGACAAGCATCTTTTCAAACCGTTCGGTAAATTTTGGGATTCTTTAGATAAAGAAGAAAAGGGGGGATTCGCAAAAGTTATGGGTATTGTGTTGGCGATGGGACCAATTATTGGAGTTTTAGGAACGGCAGGACTCATAGTTGGTGGCCTGATTGGCCCAGTCACGGCTATAATGGGTGTGATCGGCACCATTTTCGGGATAATGTGGGCCATCGGTGGAGCAATCTCCGCCGCCGCACTCTGGCCGGTTGTAATTATCGCAGCAATCGTGGCCATGGGGGTCGTTCTTTATAATGAGTTTGATAAAGTAAAGTATTGGATTGATGAATTGTTAATCGAGCCTTTAAAAGATTCGTGGGAATGGATTAAGGAGTCGGCAGCATCAGTATTTGAATGGATTGGTTCGTTAATAGAAGGCATATTTGGCCCAACCATCGGAGGAAAAATAAATGATTGGTTTAGTTCGATTGGGGATAAGATTATGGACTTTTTTGGTTTAATTGGTCCGTGGTTTACGGACGAGGTAATAAATAAAGCTATTCTTGCAATTAATCTCTTAATGACTATGCTGTGGGATATGATGCCCGCTGTTGCCCTCAAAGGTCTTGCGGTGATGGGCATGGACTCTCCGCCCCAAATTGATAAGCTTCACGAAGGTGGTCCGTTGCTTGGGCCAGCCATTCTTCGCACTGATGAATATCTTATTATTCCGCCAAAAGGGGCGGAAGCGGGAGAAGTCTTGACTCCACAACAAGCAGCAAAAACAGACGACAAACCAGTCACTGTTGTAATTAATATTGATGGCAGAGAATTTGTTAGACAAACAGTATTTCCAGCATTAAACAAAGAATTTAACTTACAAGGAATAGGATAAAATGGCATTTAAATTTGGAGAAACTATTGATAAAAATTATAACCCGAACAATAGTCGTGAATTTAAGGATGGTGATAATGGAACTGATAATTTAGCAAATAATCATTTTCAATTTCTTGAGTTTTTTCATTTGCCATCGGCATATTTTGTTACTTTTAAAGCATATATAGATAACTTTAGTGATGACTAT